TCCAACCACAGCTGAAGGCTGTGGACCTGACCACTTCTGGCGACCAGATAAGCTTCGCTTTCTCGGTCAACCTCATGCAGCACGTAGAGGTGGATCTGTGAGCACGGGGGGTGCCTATTTGCGTAGCGCGAGGGGGTACCCCCGGAATCGCGATCCGCGTAGTACGTTGAGGGGTGCCTCACACAACTTTCATCAACACAATTTTTTGAGTGACTCACTCACATGACAGCGCGTTCTCTCACATGATCGTCATAAATCAAGTCTACAATGCGTCTCTGACCTGTTCTAAATTCCACAGCTCAGAGGCTTTTATCCGGGGCTTGATTGGACCCATTGGATCAGGCAAATCTGTCGCATGTTGCGCAGAGCTGATGAAGTTGGCACAGGCCCAGATGCCGGCCCCCGATGGCATACGAAAGAGCCGCTGGGCGATCATACGGAATACATATCGAGAGCTGCACGATACGACTCTGAGGACGTGGTTCGACTGGTTTCCCCGGGAGATCGGGAAGTGGCGAGCCGGCGATATGGAACACAGAATACACATAGGAGATTTCGATGCTACCTTCATGTTTCGGGCGTTGGACAGGCCTGACGATATTAAAAAATTACTGTCTCTTGAGCTTACCGGCGCTTGGATTAACGAGGCGCGAGAGATACCCCGGGCGGTGCTGGATATGCTGCAGGGTCGTGTCGGCAGGTATCCTTCTATGCGGGACGGTGGCGCTACTTGGTCTGGGATTATTATGGATACTAACCCGCCTGATAGTGACCATTGGTGGTACCGGCTTTTCGAGGAAGAGCGTCCCGATGATTGGGAAATCTTCCATCAACCGGGTGGCCTAGATGAGGGGGCGGAAAACGTCAAAAATCTCCCTGCCGATTACTACACACGTCTCAAGGGAGGACATGATCAGGCTTGGATTGATGTATACGTTGATGGAAAATACGGATTCGTCCGGGACGGAAAACCGGTGTACCCCGAGTTCGCCGATGCAGTTCATACCCTCGATGAGCACCCAATCTTACAGGTTAGCAAACACGGTCAGCCCGTCACTATCTATGTCGGAGTCGATTTTGGCCTTACGCCTGCGGCTGTCTTTGCACAATTGACCCCCGCGGGTCAGTGGCAGTTCCTGAGCGAGGTGGTGACCGAGGACATGGGGGCGGTGCGTTTCGCTGATGTAATGGGCACGCACATGCGCGAGAAGTACGCACACGCGAAGTTCAAGGTGTGGGGTGATCCCGCCGGCGATGACCGTGCACAGACGGACGAGAAGACGCCGATCAACATATTACGCACAGCCGGGATCCCGATTATCAAGGCGCCATCTAACGATCCCATACTCCGAAGAGAGTCGGTAGCGAAATGCATGACCACGTTGACCATGGCCGGCACGCCCAGAATGGTGCTCAGCCCCGAGTGCCGGCAGCTGCGTAAAGCACTCGCCGGTGGTTACAAGTACCGCCGCATGCAGGTCAGTGGTGACGAGAAGTTTGTCGACAAGCCGGATAAGAATATGTACTCTCATGTGGCAGAGGCGCAGCAGTACCTGTTGTTAGGCGCGGGAGAGTCGCGCAGTCTCATCTCCCGGGCGGATAACGTGACTAAATTCAAGGCCAAACCTGCTATCGGCAGGCGGAGACTAAAAGCCCATGGATAACAAGCAACTGATTAGACGCTTCGAGGCAGTCGAACTCGAGCGAAGGGGATCCGTTGAACAGATCTGGGATCTGATTGAACGGTTCGTGCTCCCCTTCCGGGGTGACTTCTACCAGTCACTCAATAGTGAGCATGAGGTAGACTGGCACAGAAGGGATATTTACGACAGCACCGCGGTGTTTGCAGTGCAGTCACTCGCTGCGTCTCTGCAATCTAACTTAACCAACCCCAGCATGAGCTGGTTCCAGCTCAAGTTCAGGGATCCCGTACTGAGAGATACTGACGCGGCGATGGAGTGGCTGGAACAGGTCAGCGAGAAAATTTTCGAGGCGCTGCAGGACTCGAATTTCAATATCGAAATCTCCGAGATGTACACCGATCTGGTCGGCTTTGGTACCACGGTCCTGACCGAGGAAAACGAAGATGATCTAATCTGGCAGGGACTTAATTTTCAGGCCATACCGATTCGCGAGGTGTTCTTCGAAGAGGATTTCAAGAAGGGCGTACATATCCTGTACCGCAGGCTGCAGATGACCGCGGTGCAGATGGAAACAAAGTGGGGGAACTTACTTCCCGATCATGTCAAGGAGTGGGCCAAGGCTGCTGACGGAGCGACCGCCAAGCATACAGTCGTCTTCGCTATCTACCCGCGCGAGAGCAAGAAAAATGCCGACACATCCAAACCCCTTGCGGCAAAAGAGCGCCCATATGGGTTCAAGTATATATTGAAAAACGGTCACGAAACACTCGGTGAAGAAGGTGGGTATTACGAGATGCCAGCCTTCGTTGGACGCTGGCGTAAGGTCGCAGGATCACGGTGGGGGCATTCACCTACCACTGTCGCACTCGCCGATATCCTCAGCTGCAATCAGCTCATCGAGGCTACGCTCGAGGCCATGGCGAAGAATGTCGACCCGACCATCCTCGCGAACGAATCAGCCATTATCGGTGATCTCGATCTGGACCGAGGCTCACTCAATATCGTCAACGACACCGAAGGCATAAGGGTGCTCGAAGCGGGAAGCAGATTCGACACCAGCTTCATTCAACTGGAACGGCTACAAGAGGCAATCAGAAAGGCCTTCTACCAAGACCAGCTCGAGCTGAAAGAGTCACCCGCGATGACAGCTACCGAGGTCAACGTGCGCCGAGAAATGATCCAGCGATTGATCGGCCCGACACTGGGCAGATTACAAAGTGATGTGCTGGATCCACTGGTTCAGCGCAGCTTTAATATCATGTTCCGGGCAGGGCAGCTTCCTGAATTACCCGAGGGCCTGACCATCGGTGAAATGGATATCGAGTACACTGGACCACTGCCTCGAGCACAGAAGATGGAAGAGGTACAGGCGATTGATCGCTGGTCAGTCGGGCTGGCCAACATGGCCGAGATCTTCCCGGATGCACTGGATCTGATCGATATCGATAAGGCCGAACGGCGCAAGGCGCACCTGATGGGTGTCCCGGCGATAGCGATGAAGTCCAAAGAAGAGATCAAACAGGTTCGCGAGAAACGCGAGAAGCAGCAGCAGCTTATGCAGGCCGCTTCGGCTGGGCAGGAGCTGGGTGCCGGGATGGAAGCTGTGGGTAAAGGCGCCAAAGAAATGGGCGCGAATCCCGAGCAGATTCTGAAGGCGGTAGCACAGAGTGGCTGAGCGTAAGATAAAAAATCCACCAAAGCCGGCTGACTCTCCTAAAATCATACACGGCATGGCTGATATGAAAGCCATGGACAAGGCCTATGCGCAGCTGTTCAATTCCCGAGGCGGTCAGCTCGTCCTGAAAGATTTACGCCGACAATTTTACGACACCCCGATGACCGATAACGCAACCTTAGAGAGGATGGTCGGTCGTCGGGATGTCATCTTCCACATCAACCAGAGGTTAACCCGTAATGGATCCCCAACCACTAAGTGAATTACTTTCCCCGGAACATAAAGACAACCCGGCCCTGCAGGATTTTACCGACACGGATAGTCTGGCCAAGGCTTTCATAGACACCAAACAAATGGTCGGCGGGATGATTCGTATCCCGAGCGAAGACGCCTCGAGCGATGATATCAAGGCCTTCCGGGACAAGCTGTTCAGCAGCAATCTGGGTGTCATGATGGAACCGGATTTCGATGATGAAGATTCCACTACCGCGTTCTACACCAAGATGGGCCGGCCCGAAGAAGCAGGTGGGTATAGCGAAGTCGACGGCATGCCCAAGGAACGCTTCGAGCTAATGTCCAACTTCGCACACGAAGCGGGAATCACGGATAAACAATTCGGCGCGGTGATGGGTAAGATCCTCGAGGCTGATGGAACTCTTGTTACCGCGATGGAGAAGACCCGGGACGAGGGTATCGGTACTTTGAAAACCGAATGGGGCGAAGCCTATATTCAGAAGGTAGCCCGGGCACAGCGTCTCGCTGAGTCCACCAAGGCCCCCGCGGGATTGATCAAGGCGATCAGCGAAGGCAAGGTTGACGCGGCTAGTTTGCGCTGGCTGGACAGTATCGCGTCCAGTATAGGTGGTGAAGGTACGGCGCTGAAGGATGATCTTGGTGCAGTAGATCAGGATACCAAAGATGAACTGACTGCTAAGCGCGATGAACTAACCCGCAAACTACAAAGTGAAAGCCTACCTCCTGCCGAGCACACTCGACTGGTAGCTAAACTAGTTGCATACAACGAAAGGATAGTTGCAGCCGGATAGAAAAAAGCATAGTATCCGATTATCGGGCGAGTGGATTAGGTCAGCCGACCCCCACGAAGCTTACGTTCTGGGGCCACCGTAAGGTGATTACTCCTAAAAAATGATATTAATTAAGATCATTTGGGAGACCCAAAATGGCAATTACAATCCCCGCGGCGTATATCGAGACGTTTGAAAGTAACGTCCGACAGCTCGCGCAACAACGAACCTCGCGCCTGCGAATGGCGGTCACCGAGGTTAACAAACAATCCGAAACTCACAACTGGGATCGCTTGGCAGCATCCGCCGCACGTGAAAAAACTGCGGCGCGCATGGTGTCACCTTCTGGTGGTGATGGATCGGGTGCAGTCGGCAGCACCGATGGTTTGACGTGGACCCGTAGAAATACGGTGATCCGTACGTTCGACACCGGTGAAGTCATCGAACCAGAAAACATCGTTCAGATGTTGATCGATCCGAAGAACGCCTCCACCGAAAACCTGACCATGAATATGCTCAGGCAGATCGATGACATCATCATTACCGAGGCCCTTGCGGTAGCGGGTGATGGTGCCGGTGGTACGGTGGCCTTCCCGGGCGGTCAGATTATCGGCGATTACTCTGGCGAGATCAGTCTCGATTTCATCCTTCAAGTGGATGAGCTGTTCTACGAGAATGATGTCGATCCCGATGAACCCCGTTACTTTGTAATCGGCCCGAAGCAACGCAGGAAGTTGCTCCAGCTGATCGAGGTAACATCCAGTGACTTCCAGACCAGACAGGCACTAGCCACCGGCTACCTGCCCGATTTTCTGGGTTTTAACTGGATTATCAGTAACCGTTTGAATGTTCCTACAGCCGACCAGCTCGATTGTTTTGCTTTCACCAAGAAAGCGATTGGCCTGCACGTTGCCGGGGATATCACATCGAGGGTCGCTGAGCGTCCCGACATGTCGTTTGCATGGCAGTGCTACCTGATGCTTAACATGGACGCGGTCCGTGTCGAAGACGAGCATATCGTACACGCCAAGTTAGCTGATACGGTCACTTAAACCAGCTCGTGGTTGGGGGGCGAGGGGTGTAAGCCTCGAACCCTCCACCCTTTTTGGAGACAAGTTATGGCAGCAATTTCAGTGCGTAACAGCATGAACATAGGCTATAGCCACACCCGGCACACCGGACTTATTTTTCGTACCTTCGATACCGCAGGCCTGTTAATCGATTCACATGATCAGGTATTGATCGCGGATTTGTCGACACAGGTACTGGGCCACGCGGCACCAGCAGCGGCGAATGGAGCACTGACCCAACCCTATGCCGTGAATGATCGCGAAGATAACACTGGAACTTAATATGAGAAACGGTGACGTTTACAAAATTAAATCGATGCAGCGAACAGGATCTTCTGATAAGGAAATTATTCAGTACATGAGCAGGAAGTACCCGGAAGCTGAAGTTCGAAGATTCATTCCCGGGGCTGCAGAGAAAGCAGTAAAAGCAGCGAAAGTAAAAGCAGATGCAGTAGAAGATTCAGCTGCAGAAGCAGCAGTAGAAGCACCTGCAGAAACTGAACCTAAAAAACAGGTAACCCGTGGCAAAAAGAAAAGCAAAGCGCAAGCCGAAGCCGAGTAGAATGCCCCGCTATTGAGGTGAAACATGGCTACAGAAGTTGCGATCTGCAACAAGGCGCTGATTCAAGATGGCGCCAAAACGATCATCTCACTGGACGATGACACTACCGAAGCCATCCTTTGTAAAGCACTTTACGCGGATCTTCGGGATGCGGTTCTTGAAGCCCATGACTGGACCTTCGCAATCGAGCGGTTGGAACTCCCCAAGGGCGTACCCGATCCCACGTTTCGGTATACGAACCGTTACCCCTTGCCGTCTACTACCTTGCATGTTCTCGAGGTCAACAAAATCAAAGCGTCTGATGACACACGGGATTGGCGGTTGGAGTCGAACGCGATACTGATCAATGAGTCGGTCTGCAAAGTTAAAATAATTAAGCAGGTCACCGATACTTCTAAATTTTCACCTCTATTCATACAGGCGCTGGCAGCACGTCTCGCCGCGGATATGGCTATCCCATTAACGCAGAATATCAATTTGGAAACCACCAAGTACCAGTTGTACTTGGCCAAGTTGAAAGAAGCTGCTGCTCGAGACAATCAACAAGGTAAGTCCCAGCGTATTCGTAGCCGATTTATGGAAAGAGCGCGCTTGTCGAGTGGGCCTAAAGCTGCTGGCCCGGTGGTGTAATGCATGCCAAAGGTTACGACACTTCAAGAGAGCTTCGCCGCTGGTGAGATCTCACCCAGACTACTGGGTCAACGCAGCCTACAGGGATACCAGCAAGGCGTTAGCACCATGGAAAACTTCATTGCAGATCCGAGAGGTCCTGCAGTTTCTCGTAGTGGTTTTCGGTTCAGTGAGCGGTACACGGGTAACACCGCCAAGATAGAGTTCTTTGACGCTCCGAATACTT